ATATATTGGTAAATGAATATAAATAAAGATGTCGAACGGTAAAAAAAATACTCCTTATCTTACAAGTCCAGACAAGTCTTTCATTGCGTCATCTTTAAGTGATGAGCAGATTGCTTTTCAGAAATTAGTTAAAGCTTATAGGCAACATAAGAGAAAAACTTCCGATGCAATTACCATTGATGATGATAAAGCATTTAATATGATGGAAGATGTTGCTGATAAAACTAATGTAGACATTCTTGCTGAAGGAAAGAAAAGCAGTACAAAAGAAATACATACTGCATTGTTAGCCGCAGGTATGACTCCTGCATATGGGAATATAGCTGATGTAGCAGATGCTACCTTATATGCATTAGAGGGAGAATTTGGGGAGGCAGCTTGGTCTGCAGCTTCAGCTCTCCCAATAATAGGGCAGATGGTTGCAGGGAAGAGGGCCTTAAAAGCTGCGAAGGAAACTGGCGAAAAAATGGTTACTTTGTACAGAGGTGTTGGAAGATGGTATCCTGGGCGAATGGTAGAGAATGGTAAGTTTGTGTCAAGTGGGGAATATAGTATGCGTAGTGTTAAAGGGGGCGGTAGACAAAAAGTATTATATACTAGTATGGACAGAAGACAAGCAGAAGGATATGCAGGTTTTAACAACCCTTCAATACGATCCAGAGGAGTGTTGTTAGAATTTGAAGTGCCAGAAAGTTATCTAAAAGAAAATGCATTAAATGCTTTAGGTAAAAAAACTATGAAAACAGCTGGGGATTTAAAAGAATATCCTTATTCTTCTGTTCCAATTTTTAAAGATGGCTTGCCTAAAGAATTTTTAAAGAAAGTACATTTGGGATATAAATAAAGATGTCGAANNNTAAAAAAAGNCACNNNGAGTGGAGGTATTTTACAAGCCAGGATAAGTCTTTGATTGCTCCACCATTAAGTAAGGATCAGGCTGCTGTTGAAGAAATAGTTAAAGCTTACAGGCAACACAAGAAAAAAACCTCCGATGATGTGGCATTTGATAATATGCAAGAAGCTACACCAGAACTTAATGTAATGGAGTCTGATAAAAAGAAAAAAAATATAAATAAAGGTTGGGCTGGATATAATATTTCAGAAGACATATCAAATGATCTTTCAGAGAAGGGTATAAAACTTCGGGCTATGCCTAAATGGCTACAAGATCATACAACCGCAAGGGCAGCTTTGGTATGGGGAGATGTTATATATATAAATAGTACATATTATGATATAAATAAAGAAGAGTTTAAGAATCCTGTATATCGCCAATCTTATGAGAAATCTTTAAGAGAGTTAATTAAAGAAGAGATTCCGCACGTTGCACAGTATAGGAAAAAAGGTAAAGCTGGGTTTCTAGCAGGGTGGGTTGGAGATATATTTAATACATCTTTTAAAGATGGATTTAATATGCTTCAGAAGGCTGGATTTAATCCCATTAAATGGGTTGACAATATGCAGAGCAAAACGTACGGAAGGGATTCGATAGAGTCGAGAGCACATGATGACAAATCAGCAAGAAAACTAGCTTTGTCGATAGATATAGACTTTTCTGACCCAATCTATAATTTTGAGGGAGATAGTCGTTACTATGGAGAAGAATTAGCTTCTACTCTCCCCCACTTACGTAAGAAGCCTGGTACTCTCTTTTGATGGTAAAATATGTGTGCAAATGAATATAAATAAAGAGAATGTATCTGAAGCTGAAGAAGCACTAGAGATAGCGAGTAAAGACTTAATAGCTTTTGGTAAGTTATTCCTTCCAGAAGATTTTATGCGTAGTGAGACACCATTCTTTCATTTTGAGATTGCAGATGCTATTGATGATAAGGATATTAAGCAATTAGCAATCATTATTCCAAGAGGACACGGCAAGACTGTATTAACAAAAGCATCAATTTTAAAAGATTTCTTATTTTGTCCTTCAGACGACTTTTTGTTTTATGCTTGGGTATCAGCTACACAAAAGTTGAGTGTTGGTAATATGGACTACATTAAACATCACATAGATTATAATGATAGGATTAAATACTTTTTTGGAGATATGAAAGGGAGAAAATGGACAGAAGAAGATGTGGAGTTAAGGAATGGTTGCAAGTTAATAAGCAAGTCGAATGTAGCTGGTATTCGTGGTGGTGCAAAGTTGCACAAGAGATACGACTTGATAGTATTGGACGATTTTGAGCATGAAGCAAATACAATTACTAAAGACGCAAGAGAAAAGAACGCCAATTTGGTTACCGCTGTTGTCTACCCTGCTCTTGAGCCTCATACTGGTAGGTTACGGGTTAACGGTACTCCTGTTCACTATGATAGCTTTATTAATAATCTTCTTACATCGCATGCTAAAGCTATGGACGAAAACAAAGAATTTGCTTGGGACGTTATTACATATAAAGCGATAAAAGACGGTGGTGAAGTATTATGGCCGTCTTTCTTTGATAAAAAGAAACTTGAAGAGAAGAAAAGGTTTTATAGAGACTCAGGGCAGTCTCAGAAGTTCTACCAAGAGTACATGATGGAGGTGCAGAGTGAAGAAGACTCTGTATGGCGTAGGGACCATATTAAGTATTGGGATGGATATTATTCTCACGAAGATGGTATTAATTATCTTGCTATTGATGGAGAAAAGAGACCAGTAAATACATTCATTGGTTGTGATCCTGCTACTGATATAGATACAAAGTATTCTGACTTTAGTGTTATTATGGTTGTTGCTGTTGACTCTGATAATAACTGCTATATCATAGAATATGAAAGACATAGGTCTATTCCAACGATAGGTTCCAAGGGGATTGATGGGGAAATCATTGGCAAGAAGGGTGTTGTAGATTATATCATAGAGTTGTATAATAAATATCACTGCATGAGCGCTACAGTAGAAGACGTAGCTATGAATAGAAGTATATTTCAAGCACTTAACGACGAAAGAAGAAGGCTAAATAAGTTTGATGTATCAGTAATACCTCAAAAACCTGGTGGAACTAATAAGAGAAATCGCATATATTCTGGTTTATCAGGACGTTTTAGCATGGGAACGGTACATATTCGTAAAAACCATTTTGATTTAGAGCACGAAGTTGTTACATTTGGACCAAGAATGGCTCATGATGATACTATTGAAACACTTTATTACGCATGTTTGCACTCATTTCCACCAAATTTTGTTAAAAATGCAGATAAAAGTGAGTGGGTTAAAGCAAAGAGGCGAAAAGCCAAAAGTTGGATAGTCGCATAATATCATAGGAGATTAACAAAGTGGACAAAAAAAGGAAAGATAATGAGTAAACTATCAAAACGCAGAGAAAAAAGAGCGTCTCAGAACAAATGGATTCTTGGTGAAGCCCTTACTAAAAGAGGTCGTGCAAGGAAACAAGCCCGTAAATCATCGTCAGCTGTGGAAAAGAAAACGGGAGTCAAGATAAGTCCATCAACGGCTAGACAATCTGGTAAAATCTCGAAAAAGGATTTAAAAGGAGTCGAAGTAACGAAGAAGAGCGGAGCATTTCCGAAGTACGCAAAGAAATCCAAGAAAGCCGAATCGTTTAAATCAGCTTTCGCAAAAAATTGCAAGGGCAAAGGAGCTGGCGATTCTTTTTCTTGGGATGGTCGTTCTTACAGTTGCGCAAGAGCATCGGATAAAAAAAAGGTAGCAGAACCTCCTAAACAGAAGAAAAACGCTCCAAAGGAAGGGACTCTAGTTCCAAATCTAAAGAAGAAGCTTAAAACCCTCGGTAATGAAAAAGCACCCGTATCTAAGAAGAAACGAAAAAAGAAAAAGACTAAAAAGGAAGAATTGGTTGCTATTCCAGGACTATCGCCAGGGAAAAAATATACGCAACGTCAAAAAGATATATACGAAAGGAGGAAGAGGTAGATTAAGGGAAAATTATGCCGAAATTTGGTAAGCGTTCAAAGTCTCGACTGGTAGGCGTTGATTCCAATCTTGTTAAAGTTCTTAATGAACTAATAAAGATAATGGATGTTTCCATTATTGAGGGATTGAGGAGCAAGGAACGTCAGGAGACTCTATTAAAAGAAGGAAAATCTAAAACAAGGTTTTCTAAACACATTGAAGGAAAAGCTGTTGATCTTGCTCCTTATCCAATTAATTGGGAGGATAGGGATCGATTTCATTATATGGGGGGAATGTTGAGAGGTATAGGTCACCAAATTGGAATAAAAGTCCGTTGGGGTGGAGACTGGGACTCTGATGGCGAGATTGCTGATAATAACTTTGATGATTTAGTTCATGTGGAATTACGATAAAGGAAAATAAAATGAATGAAAAGAAAAAGGAATCTAAGAAGTCGACTAAAGTTGAGGATGCAGTATCTCACATATTTGAGGTCTTAGAATCCATAGATAATAGATTAAGGTTATTAGAAATTGATTCACATGAATCTATTGATTTTTTTGAAGATGTTAATTCTCTTGATTTAAGAGTAAGTAAAGTTGAAGGAAGGATGGGGTTATAGTGCCAAGAAATAGCCACAAGAAAAAAGCACAAATAAACAAACAGCTTTGGGAAAAGGCTAACAATAGTCACAGGCAGAGGTGGCAAACTCTTAGCCAAAAAGGCTTTGATTTTTATTTGAATGAGCAGTTATCTAAAAATGAAGTGGACGCCTTAGAAGAAGCTGGTATGCCAACATTTACAATTAATAGGGTTACTCCTATTATTGAAATAATGAAATATTTTGTTACTGCAAATAATCCAAGATGGAAGGCAGTAGGGTCTACTGGCGATGATGTAGATACAGCTCAGGTTCATTCTGAGATTGCAGATTATTGCTGGTATTTATCTAATGGAAAGTCCTTATATAGTCAGGTTGCTCTTGATGCACTTACAAAAGGTATCGGTTACTTTCTTGTAGATGTAGATAGAGATGCTGATCGTGGAATGGGCGATGTAATGTTCAGTAGGATTGAGCCTTATGATGTATATGTAGACCCTGCAAGTAGGGACTTCTTATTTAGGGATGCTACATTTATAACTATAAAAAAGAATCTTTCAAGGTCAAGTTTAATAAACATGCTTCCTGATCATGAATCAAAGATAAAGAAGGTAGCTAGAAGTACAGAGGTTGTGTCATATTCTCAAAGAGACACAAATGAATCTTTCAGCACCCAACCAGAAGATATTACAATGGGTGTTAGTTTGGACGCTGAAGACGAAGACATTATTCCATATTATGAGACATATTCTAAAAAGAAGTTTGCATATAGAAATGTATTTATGATAGTGAGACCAACTCCAGCTGAAATTGCTCTAATAAAGTCAGAAGTACGTGATAGTATTGAAGAATTTCGCAAAGAGATACAAGTTGGTCTACAAGAAACTAAACTTAAAATACAGCAAGCCGCAGAGTCTGGACAGATGATACCATCTAGGGCAAAATTAGAGATGGAGAAAGCTGCTAAGAAAGCTACTCAAGTTATGGAAGAGTATGAGATGGAAATGATGGCTCAAGCAGCGGAAGAAGCCAGCACTACGACACAACAGATAATGACTGAGAAAGATTATCAGATAATTGCTTCAGACGAAAATATTCAAAAGAATATTATTGATGCAATAAAATTTTATGAGAATAGGGTTATATTAACTTGTACAGTTGGTGACGATGTATTTTTGTATGAATATACTTTACCAATTTATGAGTATCCTATAGTTCCAATACCATACATGTATAGTGGAACACCATATCCAATGAGTGCGGTCGTACCTCTTATTGGTAAACAGCAGGAGATTAATAAGGCTCATCAAATTATGTTACACAATGCCAACTTAGCATCTAATTTAAGATGGATGTATGAGGAAGGTTCTGTTCCTGAGGAAGAGTGGGAGCAGTATTCGTCTTCTCCTGGTGCTTTATTAAAGTATAGACAGGGATTTAATCCTCCAACTCCTATATTACCAGCTCCTATAAACAATGCATTTTATACAATTACACAAGAAGGTAAGGCTGATTCTGAGTATATAAGTGGTGTGCCATCAGCTATGATGGGGTTTACTAAAGACCAA